GTTAGTGCCACCACGCAAGCTGATTTTCAAGACATTTCTGACATGGGTGCGGTAACTGGAATTGTTGGTGGCGAATATGCGACCATTTTAATGGAGAAGGGCATCGTTAGGGCGCAATATGTTGGCTCTCCACTAATCTTCGAGTTTGACAAAGTTCAAATTTCTCGTGGCTGTAAGATTGCTGGTAGCGTTGTTTCATACGGCAAAAGAGTATTTTATCTATCTGATGATGGGTTCTATATGTTTGACGGTCAACAAAGCACACCGATTGGGGCAGAGCGTGTAAACAGCTACTTCCTTAAAAGATTTCAGTCAAACTTTGCAAATAGAATGAGTGCGGTTATTGACCCGTTGCGCCAAATTGTTGTGTGGTCTTATGCCAGCGCGGATTCTGATGGGAGTCCCGATGAGCTTATTATGTACAATTATGCAACAAACAAGTGGAGTACGGCGGAGATTGGTTTGGACGCTATGTCTCCTCTATTTAGCGCTGGGTACACTTTGGAAAATCTTGCTACTATTTCTACTAATATTGATACTTTACCTAGTTCTTTGGACTCCCCCGTTTATAAGGGCGGCGAGTACTTCTTCGCTGGGGCGAAAGATAACAAGATTCAGACGTTTACTGGTGCGACTTTACCAGCAACGATAGAGACTGGTGAGTTTGATGTTCAAGCTGGAAAGTCGTCTTTGATTAACAATGTTATTCCTTACGTTGAAAACAAGAGCGGCGCGGCGGCTACAATATCTGTCCAAGTTGCGTCTCGCTCGACTCAGAATGAGCCTTTGTCATTTAGCGCGGCATCTACTGTAAACTCGGATAACTTTTGTCCAGTACGCTCCTCTGGTCGCTTTCACCGTATTCGCTTAAATTTGACTGGTGACTGGGCACACGCAACGGGCGTTGATGTAGATGCACAGGTTAGAGGTCGTCGCTAATGGCTAACCAGTACAGAGTGCTTCCCAAAGAGGGTGGAAACCCGCGTCAGATTTCTGAGGTGGTAAATAATATTATGGAGGGTAAAATTAACTCCACTGGTCAGTTCACCATTTCAGCTAATACAGATACCACAAATGTTGTAGATAGGCGCGTTGGAGCCAATAGCATGATTTTGTTTACTGGAATAGGGCATGATATTTCTCATTCGCACCCTTGGATAAGTAGTCGGGCAAATGGTAGTTTTGTTGTCGGCCATCAAAATCATGGACACGATGTGGTTGTTGGGTATGTTGTTATAGGGTAAGGGGGTGATAATGGAACGTAGTGTTATGGAAAGGTCGGAGGAGGCGTTTTCTGAGATAATGTCGGACGTGGGCGCTCCCGACGATTTAACTTTTGCGGACTTTCTTGAGTGGTGTGCATCCAAAAAAGAAATAAAAAACTATAGGGAAAAAGCGGATGAGTTAAAGGATATAATTCACGCAAGAGAAGATAGCATGACTGGGGGTAACGAAATGGCCGTGACCTTTCCTTTAGACCACTATTTTGCCGATGGACAGTATCTCAGGGACTTAAAGGCTCCTGCTGAAAGTTTTATAGTTTCCAAGGTTCACAAATATAATCACTTCTTCTTTCTTTTGAGTGGCTCCGTAACCATAATGGAGCAGGATGGCACAGAGTTAGTAAAGGCTCCTTACTGGAAAATGACAAAGACTGGAACCCGAAGGTTTTTATATACACATGAGCCTTGCCATTTTGTGACTGTCCATGATACAAATAAGACTAACTATGTTGACGCCGAAGAAGAACTTTTAACAGATTCTTTCGATGGGTTTGTCGATAGCGAACTGGATATTTCTGGAATAGAAAAGTTCATTAAAGAGTTGGAGATTAAATAATGTCAGCTATAAGTGCAGCGATTGGTGGATTGGCAACAGGTATCGGCGGCGCGGCTGTTGGTTCGCTGCTTGGCGGTGGTGGCGGTGGCGGCGGCGGTGGGCCGCAAGTCATCAGAACAGAAGCCCCAGAGTACGCCCAGCCTTCTTACGAATTTGGCGTTGATGAGCTGAAGCGCTTGCAAGAGGCTGGCAAGCTGGGTGAGGTAGCCGAGCTTACAGATTATTCGAGAGGTTTAATTGAAGCTGGTAAACAGCGAGCATTGGCTGGTAGCCCTTTTTTCGGTGGTGCAACAACCGCAACGCAACAGCTTCTTGGTGGGGCGCAACAGCTATTAGACCCATCCATTCAAGCCTACCAACAATTACAGCAAATGCCGAGCGCGGTATCTCAACTTCAACCACAAATGGCTGGACTACTTGCCCCAACACAAGAAAAAATTATTTCTCAGTTTGCTCGTGGCGGTCGCCTCGGTAGCGGTGCAATGGGTGAGGCTTTTGGCCGAGGTGCCACTACCGCTCTAGCTCCATACTTGCAAGCCGCTCAAGGGCAGGATGTACAGCGTCAACTTGACGTTGCTCGCGGTCTTGGCGCCATTGGTGAAACAGGTATTCGTGGGCTTACTGCGGGTCTTGAGGCGGCTCCTGTCGTTGAGCGGATGCCATATACAACAGAAGGTATTGGCCTTTCGCTTGAGGATTTGTTGCAACAGCAAGCCCTTGCAGAGTCCCAACAAGAGGTCGCTGGATTAAAAGAATATACAGATATTCTTGGTGGATTGACTGTGGGGGACACTCAAACACAACCACTATACGGCGCATCAAGTCCAAGTTTTGGTCAGATGGCCCTTGCTGGTGCCATGCCGCAAATTAGCCAAGCGTTTGGTACGGCGGCTACAGATTGGTACAAGGGGCTTGGTTCTGTTCAGCCGAGTACACAGCGCCCAACCTTCAATACTGGCACTGGAGCGTCAGTTGTTGTTAATCCGCTTCCTCCGCTTCCATAAGGATAGATAAATGACACCTCAGAAACAACTCCTTAGTATTCCTGACCTTTCCCCAGAAGAGCGGCGGTTCCTTGAGGAATCCTTCCAAACTCAAGCTCCTTTAGTTTCTCCTAGTGGCGGGGGTCTTCTCTCTTCTGCTAAAAGTGCGGGGCGCGGACTTCTTGATTTTGGTCGCTCAGTGGGTGGCGGCTTGATGAGTGGCGCTCGCGCTGTTGGGCAAAACATTGATGCAGAACAGTTGCAAAAAGACATTATTGACACCCAAAGGTTCTATCAACAAGCCATGATGAGTCAGCCTCGTCAGGTTTTGGGAAAAGACCTTGGGCTGCTGAAAAACATTACCCCTGCTGGTATTGCCGCATCATTACCTTCATTACGCGCTCAAGAGGCGTCTGCTTTGCAAAAACCCGCGATTGAAGAGCTTGAAGCAATGGCGGCACTGGAGAGGGCTAAGGGTGGAGGTAGCTTGGGAAGTTTAACAACTTCTCCTAAGACCTATGTTACCATTGGGCCAGATGGCAAGAGAGAAGTAGTTGAGACATTCTTTGACAAGGTAACAAGACAGCGTTTGATTATGGGAACAAATCAACCTTTACCCGCAGGCTCAATAGAACTTGCCACAGATGACACGGTAAATTTTCAAAATTTAACTAGATTTGATGAGGCCACATCAGAAGAAGAGTCAAGTCTTCGCGCTCTTGACGCATATATCAGCAATGTTGAAGAGGCTCCAGAGGGTTTTCGGCGAGCAGTGTCGTCACTCGCAATAAAAGTAAAATCAGCTAATATATTGCCTGATAATTGGATGAAATTAACCGACGAAGAGCTTGCTTTAGAAGTTGGCAAAGCGCAACAGCAAGGTCTTCTGGGTAGGTTCAGGGAGCAAATTGTTGGCGGCGGTGTAATGACCGAAATGGATGCGCTTCGAGTTCTTAGAGCTTTGGGTGGAGATTTAAGTTTATTTAATAACAAGGAAAAAACCCTAGAAATACTTAGCAACCTTAGAGCCGATACGTTTAAGAAATACACTCGAAAAAGAGATTTGTTTAATAGCGCGTATGACGCAATGCTTCCTGTTCAAACTGGTAAGAGAATTTATGCTGATAGACGAAGCAGACCAGAATACACAAACCCCTTTATAAAAGAAGACGAGGTTGCCTCACCCCCCGATTCATCTGGGGGTACAGCTGAAAGAGTTGTCGTGTCATCCGATGACATGGCAAAAGCGGGAGTTAATCCATAATGGTTGAGTTTGAGTTTCCAGATGGCACTGTCTATGAGTTTCCAGATGGGACAACTAAACAGCAAGCTATAGATTATTACAATTCAACGAAAAAACCTGAGCTTGACTCCTCAGGGTCTATACTTGATTCTATTTCTGATATGTTTGAGGTTAGTGAAGAATCTCGACAAATGCCTGTGAATGTTATGGGTGCTTTTCAACCTCTCGGCCCACGCACAGAAGAAGCTCAGGCTCTTGACCTTCTTGCCTTACAGGGTCTAACATTAGGCCTGCCAGCAAAGGTTTTATCCTCCCTTGGCGTCGAAGGGCCACAAAAAGCCGTAGAAGCTGCTCGTGAACTTACTGGTGGATATGGAGTAGCATCTGAGGCTCTAGGGATGCTTCCATCTTCTTTACTTCTTCCTGTATCTAATCTTCCAAAAGCGATGGGATATGGCGGGGCTTACGGACTGCTTTCTGGTGCAGGTTTATCTGAGCGTGGAGAAGAGCTTGGAACGGCCACTGCTTACGGTACGATAGGCGCGGGTATTCCTGTAGTTGGGCGAGCATTGGGGGGTATACTTGAGTTGGGCAAAGGGGCTGGACGGGCTGGGGTAGAACTGTTTAAGCCAGCTAAGTCAAGAGCAATAGAAAGAATATCGGAAACAATGGAGGCCGCTGGCATACCGCCTAAAAGCATAACTTCAAAGCAAATAGAGACTGCTCGGCCAGTTACTCTTGCGGAGGCTGTTGCACCAGAATCCACTGGAGAGGGGCTTGAGTTTTTGGTTGGGGAAACCGCTAGGAGTGTAGGTCAACCCAGAACGGCAACTGCTGGTCTTCTGTCGGCTCGTGAAGCCGCTCGTCCGTCTAGAGTTGCCGAGGGGTTTGAAGCCTTCCCTGAGGGAACTGTTGATGATGTGGTTTCTATTGTAAAAGAAGAGGCAAAGAATTTATCAACGCCAGCCTATAGGCAGGGTGTAAGTAATTTTCCTCTTTCTGGAATCTCCAGAC